GGTCTGTTATTCGAACGATAGTTGCCATTATTATCTTTGTAATGATTTACTTCTAACTCTGCATATCCCGAACTGCCGATAACTGCATTCCAATTTGGCATAAAAGCTTGGCCGATCGTTGGATTTTGACCAATTGCAGCAAAGAACTCTGTCAATTTCCACTGCATACGTTTTAGCAGATACAAGCGTTCTTTTACTGTTGTCTTACCTTTAGTCCCAACAAATTCCATTTCGATCTCAGCGTAAGGTGTACCGTTAGGAATTTTGTCTGACTTACCATCATAGATCTTGCGTTCAAAGCCTCTGACCGTAAATTTGCAAACACCTGGATCAAGAACGACAAACTCACTTTCTTCTGCAACAAAGCCGCCATCCCATGTTAAAAATTCATTTTCTGCTGTATTCATCTTTTGTCCTCCTATTGCTCTGGTTCATATACTTTGTGTAAATATTCTTTTGCTGTACTCCAGCCAGATTCTAGATGTCTCCATAAATCTTCGGGGACATTTTCTAACGGCGTTCTTTTTGGCATAAAACCAGCATTAGAGATCATAGTCATCAAGTCACCTGGTGTAAGACCATCTGCTCTCATCAAGTCTGCTACTGGCTTTGGAATGACACTTGGGATCGTTTCCGTTTGTTCTGGCATCGGTAAATTTTCTGGTGGTGCTTGTTGCACCTCTTGTTGTTGCGGTGGTTCTTCCGGTAATGGTACTTGCTCTTGTTGAACCGGTGGTGCCTGTTGCGGTTGAATTTGTGATGGTGCAGGTTGAACTGCTGCTTGGACCGGTTGTTGTACTGGTTCAGCTTGTGGCATCGCTTGTTCAAGTTGAACTCTGATCTGTTCATAATCAAATGGAAGCTCATCAGCAAGTCCCAAGCGATTTTTCGCATCCCAGGTCGGTTTATGTGTCGTATACATTACACGTTGGCCACCAGTCGCTTTTTTACTATTAGTCTTACTATCTGTAATGACAGTCGTCTTGAAATTGGCAAACAAGATCATATCCGCCCACTCTTTTACCAGTGAGGCGTCACGTCGTTCTAACTTCAGTACATAACGATCAAACGCTCCTAATTCATCAGGTAATTCATGCTTCTTAGTTTCTGAATGAGCTAAAAGAACAACGTTGTAATTTAACTCAACCAGTTCACTTAGTTTGTTTAAAAGCTTCCCAATCTCATCGGCTAAAGCAACATAGCGCGTACCATAACTAGAAGCATCAATCGCATCCCAGTTATTTTTTGCCATTAAATGTTGTTTTGCTAAATTTTCAGCCCAATCCATCGTGTCGATCACAATCGTTCTAGCAATACCTGAAGTACTTTTTAAATACTCAAGTTCTTCAAGTAGCATTGTCCAACTAGTTGGATCAGGTAACTTTTGGCTATCAATAAAATTTGTTGAACCTTCAGTATCAATGTAGATAGGTTGTGGAAAGTTATTAGCAAATGTTGTCTTTCCAATTCCTTCCGGACCATATACGACTACTTTTAAAGCTTTTGTTTGTCGTGTACTTGTAACTGTAAAATTCATTTAAAACGCTCCTTTCGTCGACCAGTCATTTACTGGCGGTGTAGTTGGTTTATTTAAAGTTTCGTTTTTGACTGCATAGCCATCTTCAATGATGATCTCGCACTCATCACCAACTGAAACTCTAGTAGCGATCGCTTGTAGACCTTCTTGTTCAAGCCACACACCAAATTCTTGTAGTGTGGCCATGTCCATCTGTTCCAATTTATCCAAAAGGACAAACCCACATTCCGGTTTAAGCTTCCGAACGATCGCAGTCGAAACTTTCAACTGATCAGAGCCAGACATGTTATCCCATTTTTGGCCATTGTAGATCAATTCACCTTCTTGAACCGATAAACCTGGCAATGGTAACGGCGCTTGATCTAACAATGCTGTTCGTTGTTCACGAATGTTATCGATCTTGACAGTAAGCTCTTCGTATTTTTCTTTGTACTCTGCAGCGTCCATCTCCGCTTTTTCTTTATCAGAATTAGCCCGGACTTTTCGATTGATCTCATCGATATCAGCAATATTCTTTTGAAGCTCTTCAGTCGACTCATCTTGTAAGTCAAGCGCTGACTTTTGAGCGATCTCTAAGTTTTGTGCTGTTTGTTGATGTCGAGACTCGTATTCTGCAAGTTGTTGCCGTAAACGCGCTAACTCAGCTTCTTCTTGGTCGTATTGATTTTTGATAAGCGTTAAGTTTTCTCGTTCGCGCTGATTCTCACCGTTTTTAGCAAGGATCGCTTGTTGTTGCTCAATGAGTTCAGTTACAGATACCAGTTCTTTTGGTGCTTCTGGATAGTGTGGTTGCTCTTTAGCGTACTTCGCTTTTTGATCTGCAATTTGTCCGACCATTCGACGATCGTTATATAGAGTAGCTTCTTGGTTATCCAATTCAATCAACTGTGGTCCGACTCCGATGATCTGCAGTAAGATCGTAGCTTTTTCCTTAGCTGTTGACTCCATAAATTTTGGCAAGTCTATAGCAAGCTCTTCTACAAAGCTATTAAGCAACTGCTGGCCACCTTTTTGTCCGTTTGGGTCAATTACCTTCAAGCTTGAGTTCTTACCCTTGCGTTCAACGATAAGGCCATTGTTCATCGTGATGTGCAAGCTTGGTGGCGTAACAGATCCTTCACGTTCCGGTTTAGATGGTTTATGCTTGTTGCCGCCTAGAGCCCATGCGATCGCATCTAGCACACTTGTCTTGCCTTGGTTATTGTTTCCGCCAATGATCGTCAAACCGTTTTGATTTGGCTCAATGACTGCAGCTTTGACTCGTTTGACATTTTCGATTTCGAGTCTGTTGATTTTAGTCGGCATCGCGTGTCACCACCTTTTCTTGAATGTTAGTTGCTAGATCAACTTTAAAAGTCCTTATCATCTCTTTGATGAGCTCTGCTTGTCTTTTTTGTTCCTTGTTCATCTTGTTCACCTCGTGATATAATTGATTTGTGATATATTTGATTTTTGGTCGCCTTTTCAGGTGACCTTTTTTTATGGCTTGAATAGCCAGTCTAGGCCTCGAGTCCACGTTTCGTCTCGTGCACTTGCGATTGCTGTGACGATCATCGCCAAGATCGCAGCCCAACCAACGACCCATTCTTCGTGTGGCAAGAAGCCCGCAAGCATTACGCCTGATAAGACAGCCACAATATAGCTACTGTTAAAATTCATCTAATCTCACCTCCTGAAATATCCAATATCAACTTTCAATGCATCTGCGATCTTACACATATTCTTAAATGACGGCTCAACTCCTTTTTTATAGCTTCGTAGTGTACTTTCCGGAATACCAGTGAGCATACTTAATTTATAATTCGAGTACCCTAACTCTTTACGCTTGATTATCACTTTTTGCCACATTATTTCACCTTCTTTACGTATTGCACACCGCAAAATATTGCGATATAATCTACTCAGATAAATTTGCCCCTTCCTATAGCGATACAGGTTGAGTATCGGGTGAATTCAAGGAAAACCTAAGTCTTTTGATATGGTAACCCTGAGCCAAGCTTGAACTTTGTTCTTGAAGGTGCAACGCATAGAGTATCTACTCCACGAGCGCCCGACAACTCTTTGAGTTGAACAGGTATGCTGAACTAACAGGAAACTGTTAGAAGTTAGGATAAAAAACCTAGCGATAACAACATTGAAGACTAATGCATTTACCAGTCTTGGTGAAACACCTAGTGTAAAAGCCAAGTTCTCGGCAGTTAACGGTTTAACAAAATTAGAAGGAGTTGATGCAGCTATGAAACATGTTAATAATATGGCTAAAGCTGTATCACTCGCTTCTGCACCAAAATTTGCTACAGAAATTGCCAAAAGTGCTGATTCGTTCGGTAAATTTATCCATTAAAGAGCCATTTGGCTCTTTTTTAGTTCAAGCCTGGCTTAGAGCTACCATATCGATTGATTATCTAAATTTATCTTTTGCTAGTTGGCACAGACCATCAACTACGATCAATATTGCTAGCAACATCATCAGTTTGATCACTCTCACCCCCTTGGCAACTTTGCATCCCAATCGATTAGATGTCGATTCTCTTGCATCCATTTACAGGCTTCAACTGCATAGATCCCGTATGGGCTTCCTTTGCCTTTTGAAGGCTTCAACCATCCACCTGGCTTACCTAGCACGATCTCATCTTTGAATCGAGAAAAAATGAACAACTTCACCCATTCACGGTCTTTTCCAAAGCAACAGTTCTTACGAAATTCGTCAAGTGACCAAGTTTCACCAAGTGCTTGAGTATTTTGGTTACTTCTGAGCTTTGACACCTCATCTTTTACGACTTTCTTGATATATTCATCAAGAAAAGCTTGTGCGCTCGTCTCAGCTGTTTGCATTGTTATCACCCCTTTAAAATTTCTTGTAACGTGTAGCGTTGCGTCTCCAAATCGCCAAGTTCCGTATAATACATATTTAGCTTTTGGGCTTTTTCTAATGCAGCTTTTGCAAAATTTGGACCGTCTACACGCGCATCAAGCGCATCTTCAGATATTTGTTTTGCCAAGACTGAAATTTTATCTTTTTTTGTTTCAATTGCGTCATTTAAAAACGCTAGTGTCTGTTCAATTTTTTCTTTCATCATGTTCATCCTCCTAAAAAAGTCTTTCTTGCCCTTTAGCTTCATCGTCCAATTGTTCAATAATCATCAACGTTGCAGGTGATGGTGTCCAATTCATCAGATACCGATCAACGACATCAAAGTCTTTCTTGCGCAATTGTGATCTTGTCTTGACACCAGTCACTTCTTTAACGCCACGATTGACATCTTTATAAAGTTGTGATCGTTGTTTTTGGTTCAAGATCATATGATGCGACACAACATAATTTTGAACTTCGGAACTGATCCGTTTGCTCAAGTAGTTGTATTCGCCAGGATCAATCGAAGCGTTTTGCTCTAAGTCATCCATTCGAGTCGTTAACTTTTCGACTTTATCAGCCGTTTCCAATGTTGAATCAATTGCTAGCTTAAGCATTTCAGTTGGTGACTGCGGCAGGCGTGGTTGATTTCTAATTCGCTCTTCCATAGCATTAAATGCTTGAATGTATTTGAGCTTGAATTAATCAGCTTTGCGACATGTG